GAACTGGATCTCTCCATTTGGGCCATATAGATTCAACATGGCGTTCAATTCGTGGTAGCTATAATTGCTCATTTATTTTCCTCAACCTTTCCTGTACGAGTTGTACGTCTTCTGGAGTTCCCAGAAGTTCTATCTTTGCCAATATTGGCACACCTGTTTTCTCAGCAATCAGGTAAGCTGCCTTGCAATAATGGTCACCAAAGTTGGTGTTCCCAAATCCTACAACTCCAACCAGCAGACTTCTATTCATCTTATCGTTGAGGAAGTTTGCGACAGGTCTAGGTATGGAGTATTCTCCATGCCCACCACCATAGGTTGGAACAAATAGTACATAGGGTTTATGTACTACTAAATCGAGGTTTGAAGATAGGTCTACTACCTTCTCATACCCTAGTTTTTCGACAAATCGTCTAGTATTACCAGAACGGTTTGAATAATAAACAATGTCTACTGACAATGATATCACCCGTTCTAAATTAAATCGAATCGACCCAGATACTCTTTTACGTCATCTGGAATTTGTCTAGGTTTAAATTGTATCACGTCATCAGCTATGTTGGCAACCTTGGCCTTTTTGCGATCTGCGAAGTCGTGAATTTCAATAACAGGATTAAGATCCTTTGGTGTGTGAGAGATGGCACCGTAAATAGCACCACACACAGCATCCGCAAGGTCCTTAGAAAGTTTACGGGGGTGATCTACCTTCTTACCATTGTTGGTAATCTTAAGCTCTGTTAGTTCTTCATACAGCAACTCAACAGCAGGCATTGCGAGTCGCTCTTCGTAAACAAGCATAGCCATATCTTCATAGTGCTTCTTGGCAACAGACACAGTCTCAGTACGCATACCAACCTGCTTCAACTCATTCTGAATATCAAATGACTGCCAACGGTCAAAGCTAACCATACCAATGTTGAATCCAAGTCTACGTAGGTTTTGAATCCATTGCTTTACCTCGGAAAGATTAACAGGACCTTCAATCTTTGGTTCCCACCATGCCACGGCATCTACTACTACAACTGGTGCAACCTGTTGGTAATCTTTAATAACTTGAATATTCACCCACTTGTCCACGTGTGCAATTGCTACCGCACATTTGTCATGCTTTTGTGCAAGGTCAGCATGGACAAAGTAAATCTTGTCTGGGTCTGGCTGGAAGGATTCTTCAAACCTTCTAAACGAATCCAGTGGGTTACGCTCTGTCATACAGGCACGAACCTTCTCTACCTGCTTAAAGAATGCATCAGACTGGTATGTAGGTACACAGGCAAAACGCTGCATAGCATCACCAAGGTCTGTGTAAAATGCTAGTTTAAAGTCATCAATCTTACGGGTAGGGTTTACCACCCATGTAGGACGCTTTAGTGCAAACACACCTGGATATTTATACGACACAATTTCATCTTCATCCCATTCAATCTCAAAAGAGTTACCCTCAAGATCTTCTGGCAATTCATCATTCATAATAAACTTATGAGTCTTGTGGATAACATCTTTTTCTAGGATTACATCATCATACCGCTGAGAAATGAAGTCGCCAGGGAAACGAGGAAAGGATAGCAGTGCTACCTTGCCAAGGTCTGGGAAACGTGAGTCTACAGAGGCACGGAAGGCCTTGTAAATGTTATCAGCAGTCTTACCCTGATCATTTCCAGTTCCTACCTCAGTAGCAAAACCAGAAATCTCGTCAAGTACGGCAAGCATCAGGTTCAAACCCTCATGCGATTCACGCTCAGAGTGACCAGAGTAAACAGTAATAGCTTTATCAAACTCAATAGAGTCTGCCTTAGAATAGAACTTTCCAGCAAACCATGGTGACTTTTCAATCTTAGTCTTAAAACCTTTGAAGAACACGTTCTTAGCCTGCTGTGCGTTAATAGCCACGTTAATAATATCGATGGCATCGCCAGATGGCTTTCCAAAGTACCGTGCAGGATCCTTGAGGCAGAGTAGTTTGTACACGATATAGGCACAAGCAACAGTAGAGGTAAAGTCCTTACCACTACCCTTACCTAGCTGCAGGATAATTTCATTCTTAGTATACTTTTTGTAATATCTACTACCCTCGACTGTACCCAAAAGCTCTTGTAGCTCAGGCTCTTTATAGATCTGACTCATAGCCTCTACGATGTCATACTGTACATCTGAAAGTGGTGGCTGTCCCAAAAAGTCTTCACCCTCAACAAATGTTCTTGCGTCTACAGGTCGTTCCTCAAAAACGTTATCCTTGAGTACTTCGAAAAATTCATCAAACATCTCTTACCACCGTGATAACTTCGCCATCCTTAGCTGCACTAGATAGACGACGCATAATCTTGTCACGAATCTCTGGGTGCTCAGCTGCAATGTCCTTAAGAATACCCACAAGAATTTCCTGTCGATTCTCAATCTCCATCATCTCTTCTGCTAGCTCTTTATTTTCAAGCAGACCAGCTTTCTGTAGCATATCAATACGACGTGACTCGATGTCAAGAACCAGCTTGATAGCAGCATTCTTTGCAGAAAGATTGGCTGTGGTTGTAGCCTCGTCAATAACTTCGTATGCTTGACCAATTAGTTTAGAATAGTGGGTGTCTGCAGCAACCAGTGCTTCACGTGCACGTTCACGAATAGCAGCATTGTTAGATGCCATGCTACGCCACTCATTAAGAAAGGCTACAACTTTTTGCCTAGGAATATCTAGTTGCTTAGAGATCTTTGTTTCGTCGCTACCCTCAAGATATCTGGCAACGACTTTGTTCATCTGGTCTAGATGCTCAATTGTCTTCTGTTCGATTGACACGTTTTGACCTCCTCTTCTTCGGCATTGGCTTAACACGGTCTAGTGGGAATGCTCTCATTACCCCAGCACGTCCACGGTACATTTCAAAACACTCTATATACATTTTATCATTATCAGTATTAGTTACGAGGTGGTCAAACTTAAACATAAGACCCCACTCACCAACACCAAAAGAGTTCTTGCCCTTGACTTTGAACATGTCTCCACGTTCCATAACCTGTCCAGTTGGCAAAACCACGGTATCTTCACGCAAATACTTGGCTGCAATTTCTGGAAGAACAAACTTATTCTTTGCCATTGATATCTCCTGTAAGGCGAGTAATCTCGTCATTGATATAGAATACTGCCTTACGCAAATCTTCTACCTGCTTCTGCAAGATGTCCTTGCTTGCATCTTCTTTAAGTCCTGCTCGCCATAAGTACTTAATTGCATTGCCAACATTAAAGTTGCGATGACGTGTAATCTCAATACACTCAATTCCAGAAGGATCTGAGGTGTAATGCTTAGGGTGATTCACCATATCAATCTGCTGCTTCATTCTCTGAGACTGATCGTAAAACTCTACCATAAGTTCTTCTGTGGACTTCATGCCCTGGTATCCCTTTGTCATCTTCTTGATTTCCTTAACTTAAACTTAGCAAGATAAACGTAAATGGTTTCTACACTTACGCCGCACTCTTTAGCAATTTCTTCTGGTGTTTTTCTATCAATGTGGAATCTCTTACGAAGCCACATCTCATTAGTATACAACTTAGTCGCCATAATATCAACCTAACTTTTCCCAATTAAAGATAGAGTAATGACCAATACCGATTGCATCAGCAATATCATTATCAGTAATAGACTTATTATATCTTTTATTCACAAAGTCAATTGTACGTTGTTTACGGAATTCACGTTCTTTATTCTTGTACCACGCATCTGACTTGCCAGGATTCTCATTACGAATCACTTGCTTCTCTGGTGTGGTTAGTCTACCGTTCTTAATAAAGGTTTGCCATGCAATAGGGTTAATGGATTTAATTTCCTTTACCCCCGTAATAGCCATAGCTCCTAGAACAGCACCCTGGATCAGAGATAGATCTGCAACAGTCTTGGGACTGTTCATGAACACAGCATGTTCAATGACTACTGTATCCACAGGGTAGGCTTTGAAGTAAGCCACAAGCTGTCTAGAAGCGTTTAAAAGCTTTTCGTAGGTAGTCTTACCCTCCCAAAATAGCTTGCCATGTTTTACTAAACTATCATTCTCCCATATTGCAAAGGCAATGCTAGTGCTATTGGCATCGATGGACATAAAGTTATTTGTTTTTCCCATTAGCCATTCCCTTTATTTCCTTCAAAGTCTTTTGCACTTCAGAAGGATTGACAATGCATGAAGAACACAGCTGATCGTCATTGTAGACGGAGAGTGGTCTGTCACAACTCTTGCATTTTCTAGTTTTACCAATCATCTTGTTACGCCTAGAAATTGCATAGCGTTGAGCTATCTTCTCTTTAGTTGCTTCTTCACGACATGTGTCTGAACAATATATTTGATACGATACTCTAGGTTTAAAGGCGGCATCACACCATTGACAATTTTTCATCGATAGGCTCCAGGCGATTGATTCTTACATCTCCCTTACCTGCATCCGCACAAACATTTGCCAAAGGACAGTTCTTACAGATTTTCGAATTTGAACGGTAAGTCTTTTCAGGCAGAGTTCTATCGACCCAAGCCTTACGGACTGTCCGCATCCATTCGAATGCATCGTTTACCCACTTTTTGTAATAATCGTTAATTTCTACAGGCAGAATGAGCAGCTCATGGTTATTCTTATTCTCATAGATAAGAACAGCCTTCCGCTTCTGTAAAATCTTCATGTAAATGAGAAGCTGAACTAGGTGTCCAGTCTTAGGCTTACGATTGTTCTTGCGATATTCAAAGCCCTCATTCATCATAGTCTTAATCTCGCCAAGAAGCTCTTCGCCTTCCCAGTCAAGAATAACGTCACCGTATCCAAAGATAGGTGGATCGTTGTTGATAATCTTAAACTCTGCATCCTTTAAGATTCCAGCATCTGCCATAGCAGCCTGAATTCTGTTGTGAGACAGAGTACCGTTAGTCATGTTGGCACCAGCAAATGCATCAGCGTTGTCTTCAAAGACACCACCGTCAAATGCGAGGTACCAGTAACGTGCACACTCACCATGTCCGTAGGCAATGGTAGAAGGAGCAAACGTCTTCTTCTGCTGGTGCTTTGGACCACGGTTTGCAATGTAACCGTACTTAATCTTTTCAATAAGAGCGTCTGTGTCAATCCCAGATGTGTTAACAATCTTAGGTTCTACAGGCTTTTCCATTAACTGTGTTAGTAAATTTTTCATAATGCCACTTAGCGAATAATATACTTAAGTGCTGCAACCAAATTGTTGATTGCCTCAGCTGCCGTATAATAGATATTCTTCTTCGCTCTATCTCCCTTTTCTACGTTGGTTAACCAGGTTGCCTTAAACTGCATCTTAGCTGCGATAGCCTGTAGATGAACAATCTCAATGGTAGCAACCTGTAGAGGAATATCTGGTTTAATAATTAGTTTAGCTACAATCTCTAGGGCATTAGACAGATCTTCATCATCCATGAAGTCTGCAATTTCCTGCACCCAGTTGATTGCATCTATAGTGTTTTGTTGTTCCATTCTATCCATTATACCTTACTCTAGGCCTTTTGCCTAGTCAGCATCTTCTAGCATTTGTTCTAGTAGGTCTAGCTCTATTACTGCTAAGCGTGTCTTCGCATTACCCTCGCCAATTACCACTACAATGGCAGGATCTAGCCTGTTCTTGATAGCATCAGTAGTTGCCTTAGCCCAGACATCCTTGTTGATAGTGAAAGACTTGCCAACCTCTTTAAAGTCAACACAGAAGTTATGCCATGTGGCATCGCCCTTCTTCATGTTGCGACCAGAGTTCTTGTGCTGGGTAGCACCAATACGCTTAGACTCGCCTCGCTCACTCATAGTCTTCCTTGGTCTTTTTAGTTTGCAGATTGACTTCGCTCACATGCTTTTGCTTGCACATCCATGTCAGCTTCTTTTCAGAGGGGTAGCTACGAATTGTAGGTACCTCCTCACCACATGTTTGGCAAACAAACTTACCAGAATGAATGTTATAACGCCCCATTGAGCTTCTCCTCAATAGACTTGTATAGCTCCTGGTCCTCACGAACCTTGGTTACAAAGGCATCACGTCCCTGCACCTTAGAACCATCTGGCATGATATACCAAGCACCTGTACGTTCTACAAGACCTAGCATTTCTGCAGTGTCAACCATATCTCCTACAGCATCGACACCGATCTTGTCGCCACGGAAGTAGAAGTCGTACTCGCCACTCTCACCTGGAGGGGATGTCTTAGAGTTCAAGATCTCCCAACGAACACGTCGTCCAACCTTTTGCTCAATAAGCTTGTCTCCAACAGGAATCTTGGCCTTGATAGCCTGACTGTCTGATGTAGAGGAGAACAGCTTAACAATAGTGGAAGACATGAATTGTGTTGTCAAACCACCTGTAGGCTGTGCTGTAGCGTACAAACCACCAATATTGTTACGTGACTGTGAGATAGCTACAATGAGTGCAGGCTTTACCTTGTTGTTAGCATAGTTAATCATAAGCCATGCGTGCTTAAGGTCCTTAGACTCTGCACCAATCTGCTTAGTGTTCTCTAGCTGCTTAAGTTCATCAGAGTCTTTCTCAAAGTATACCGCTGGCAAAAGAGAACTAATACTATCAATGACAATCATGTCTACGCCAGCCTTGAGTAGACCAACACAAACATCAACCATGTCGTTCATGCTACGTGCTTCAGAGTAGATAAGCTGCTCAGTGTTTACACCAAGACTCTTAGCCCACTCTTCGTCGTAAGACATCTCTGCATCGATCCATGCACAAAGCTTGCCTTCCTTTTGTGCCAAACCAATGGTCTGCAAGCACAGAGAAGACTTAGCTGATGACTTACTCCCCCACAGCAGAACCTGTCTACCATAGGGGAAGCCACCACCAAGTGCACGGTTTAGTCCTGGACTGGGTGTCTTCTGAAACTCAGTCTTAATACCAACAGCTGCAGAAATCTTCTTACGCAGCTTTGGATCAAGCTGTGCTAAAGCTTCTTCAATTGTTGTCATTAGTCCACCAACCCATTAATCTTGTCTGGCTGGAATCCAGACCACCATTCACCGTTAGCATTTACTACTGGCATGGCTTTAAAACCTTTTTCTACCAGCATTTCGTAGACTACTTCATCAGTAGTTGCATCAATTGTTTCGTATTCCAGTCCGAGCTTGTCAAGACTACGCTTAGTTGCCTCACACTGTACACATGATGGCTTTGTATATACTGTAATTGTCATTAGAATTTTACTCCATGCTTCTGTGGTCGTGACTTATTAATGTCAGTTTTATTGTTAAGTGCCACCTGCAATTGGCGGTCACCTACGTATCCGTTCTCCTTGAGACCTTCCCAAAGATCTAGGGTGCGAATAATGATGTCAGCCATTTCGTCTGCCACCTCTGCCTCGCCCTTGCTCTTTCGAATAGCCTCCATTACTTCTACAGCCTCAGATACAATCATCATAAGCTGCTTGGTAATAAAGATATCGTCTACTTCTTCTGGCCAAAAGCCCTTGTCTACTGCAATAGCATGCAGGTCTTTTGCCATTGTGTCTAATGTAATTGCAAACATTAATATACCTCATTCATTGTTATCGTGCCGTCTTTGGTTTTACCAAATTCAAACTTGTATGCGTTACCCTCTTTAACCTTCATGTAGGCTTTAGGGAACTGTGTTGGGAATACCGTCACAGAGTGCAGCTCACGAGCTGTATCTGCCAGAACCATGTAGGCCATTTTCTTGCCAGCCTTGGTTACACGAGGCTTAAAGGCAATGACATACATTTCATCGTCTGTGTATGGTAGTTGACGATAGTTTAGGAACTTAACAACGCCGTTGTCAGACCCCTTAGCCTCGTCTACAGGGATAGCAGATGTAATTCTGTTATCGCTAGCAAGGATAATGTATGTGCGACCTGCCTCGATAGTGGTCTGTTCGTCATCAAAGATACCAACAGTACCAGTCTTATCAAGGATCTCTACACGAGACCATCCCTTGCCACGCTTAATATTCTTAACCATTCCCATGAGGATGAATGCACCTTTTTCCTCGTACTCTTCTGCCTCGTTAATAAAGGCGTGGAAGTGTGGTGGAACTGAAATATTGAACTCTGGCAAGTTTAAGTACTCGTACAGGTTTTCACGAACCTCGTCATCATTACGTGGGTTATCTGGGAATGTAGCAGCACCAATCACACGAAGTGAGTTGAGTGCACGACTATTTACACCGTTACCCTTACCATATGTAAAATCTTCCAGCTCCTTGTAAGAGTGGAATGGACGAGCTGCCATGTACTTTTCTGCAATGTTGTTAGAAATGTACTTGATACCAGCAAGACCAAATCGAATACCCTTACCCTCAATCTTGAAGTCGATGTCAGAGTCATTGATGTGTGGCAACTTGATAGGGATACCCATACGCTTAGCCTCAATTAGGTACTCAGTACGTGCATCCTTGTCCTTCTCATTCTTAAGAAGAGCAAACATGAACTCAAGTGGGTAGTGGTATTTCATCCATGCAGTCCAGTAGGAAAGCGTAGAGTAAGCTACAGCGTGAGACTTGTTAAACGAGTAACCAGCGTGTGCCTCAAAGTCATGCCACAGGTCCTTAGCACCCTCTTCGCCTAGGTACTGAGAAGCACCCTTGACGAACATGTCTTCGAATTGCTTGAACTCTTTAGCATCCTTCTTCTTACCAATGATCTTACGAACCTTGTCAGCAGTAGCCATGGTCATTCCACCTAGCTCCACACAAGCCTGCATAACCTGTTCCTGGTAAAGGATACAGCCATAGGTGTCAGAAGTAAATGCCTTCATCTTTACGTTGCGATAGTCAACATTCTGCTTACCGTGCTTACGTGCAATGTAGTCTTTACCAATGGTATTCATGGCACCTGGACGAACGAGAGCGTTAGAGGCTGCTAGTTCATCTAGATTCTTTACCCCCATTTTTACCAGTAGGTTGGTGTATGGTGTGGCTTCACACTGGAACACGCCCTTGGTGTGCCCTGCAGACAACATCTCGTAGACTTGACGGTCTTCCATGTCAATCTCTAGTGGCTTAATCTCTACACCGTGACGTTCCTTAATAATATTAATAGTGTCGTCAAGTACAGACAGAGTCTTAAGACCCAGAGCATCAAGCTTGATCAGACCGATACGTTCTGCCTCACCCATGTCTACAGCAACAACAGGAATGCGTTCCTTGGTCTTTGGGTCTGAGCGAGTCTCCATTGGGGCATACTTGAAGATAGGCTCCTTTGCAGTAACAACACCAGCAGCGTGAATACCAGTACCACGAATACGACCACGGAGCTGTTCTCCATATTGTTCTACCTCTGGGTACTTCTCACGGAACCAGGCAGTGGTCTTAGAGGTGCAGTATTCATCCCAGGTGTCAATAGTCTTTAGCACCTTGTTAACATCAGTCAGAGGGATATGTAGCACACGAGAGATGTCTCGAACAACACCCTTATCCTTAAACGTAAGGAAGGTGGCAATAGACGCAACGTGACGGTATTGCTTAACTAGATATTCTTTTACCTCGTCTCGACGAGAGTCCTGGATATCAGTATCAATATCTGGAAAGTCATTTCGTTCTGGATTAATAAAACGGAAGAACAAAAGTCCATGAACAATCGGATCAATATCTGTAATACCAAGAGCATAACAAAGAAGACTACCAGCAGCCGAACCACGCCCAGGACCAACACGAATACCTTCTTTCTTAGCCCAGTTAATCATGTTGCGTACAACCATGAAGTATGGGGCAAACTTCTTGTCTTTAATAATCTCTAGTTCTTCATCCAGACGTGCAAGGTACTCTTCGTTACCCTCAAAACCACGTGCCTTCAAACCTTCCAACGCCATAGAACGAAGTTCCTCGTCTGGCTTAAGGTACTGTGCTGGAAGCAAGTCTAGGTGGTCCTGAATGTTATAGTCTTCTACCTTGTCTGCAATCTCTAATGAGTGCTGGTAGATGTCTTCACGATCAATACCCTGGGCTTCCATATCACGCTTCATTTCCTCATAGGAAAGCAAGTGAATATTAAACTTGTTAAACGACATCTGACGGTCTGCACCATACAGATAGTCGAGGCGTTCCATGAGATTTTCTTTCTCACGAGACTTTTCGAAGGTTGCACCCTTCTCAATCTTGTTTGAGTAGGTGTTGAGAATCAGCTTGAGTTCCTGAATCTCCTTCTGACCAGTGTGTGAGTGGTGGCAGTCTGGAGTTACAACGGCCTTGATACCGTACTCGTCTGCCAAGTCCAACAGAGTCTTGTTAATCTCTGGTGCAT